GGTGATCCACTTGCGCGTCATCTCGGTGGCGATCACCTGAGTAGGAACGCGATACTCGGGACGCTGACTCAACTCACTCAAATATGGGTAGCCAAGAAACTGAAGCCCTTCACTCCAATAAGCACTGACGCCGCTGTTGGCCCACTGGATAACCTGCGTTGTGGTGTCATCCATCGCCATAAGCGGCGTGCCCTTGGGCAGCACACCGGGCGCCGGCTGATACGGCGCAAAGATATTGATCTGCGGCTTGCCGTCGAGCTTCTTGGTAGTCTTGAGCCGGGCTTTTGCCAGCACGTTGTCGGTGATACGCGAGAACACCAAGCGAGGCTTGGGTGGGGCAATGATAGTCTTAGCGACGGGTTTGGCGGGTTTCTTCACCCGCCGCACAGCGCTTGCCACCAGCTTCTGGACGGCTTTGCGTTTCACGCGGTCTTATTCCCAGATAGAATTTTGTTTCTTTCCTTAATCATATCGCGATATGCGTCATCATCGCGCTCAATAACGACGCCAAATATACCGCGCGACATCGCCATTTGTTTTTTGTCATCGCTCGGTATTACAGTTAAATCAATAACCTTATATTCCCCAAAAGACTCAGCAATCTCCAGCGGGGAGTAAAGCATCGGGCCAATCACGGTAATCTGTTTTAAATCACCGTCGCATTTATCATCAACATACATGCCGTCGGCATGGCATAATGTAACGCCGCCTTTGGGGTGCTTTTTGAAATTCACGTTAATTTAACCCACTTGGCGCCGCGACGCAGGCTGCGGCCTTGCTGAATCTCATACGCCAAAGACTTCGGCACCTGAACGTAATCTCCGATCACTTCTTCGCTGTCCGCAATTTTGTTGACGCGCTGGATCACCACGCGCGGGTGCTTAGTTAGACGCGCAGCAATCCAAGCCAGCGCGATGGAGATCAACAAGACGATTGTGCCCTTCATCGATGGCCTCGGTTGTTGCCAGGCGTTGTGGTGATGACCAAGCCGAGCAGCAAGAACAAGATGAGCAGGCTGAGACCGATCGTTGTCCAGGTCATAGGCGCCGCGTCCCCATCAAGCCGTGCGGGCGCGACAGGCTTTGCGCGCGTTGGAGCAACGCAGCATTGACCACCATCGGTCGCACGCTCTTGAGCGGCCAGTAGCACATCATGATGGCGTCAGCCAAGTTCGGCGAGCGCGTGCCTTCCGGCGACTTATCCACGATCAACTTCATTCGCGTATTGGTCGAGGCCGTGGCCTGCGACAGTTCCTTCTGAATCTTGCGCAGTAGCGGAAGTGACGACGGCAGCGAAATCAACTGCTCGGGCTCCCACGTAAACGTATTGTCATTGACTGCACGCCACGTGCGCTCGAACCGTTGGCGCAACTGCCACCAACCTTGCGCTTTCAGGTTGCCGTAGAAGTCGCCATTGAGCGGCGAGTTCTTGTCGCCTGGGATTACAAACTTGTCTTTGTGAAGAACTTCCGCGCCAGCGTTCCACGGTGTTAGCCATACGTTCTTCGGCATCAGGTCTTCGTCGACTAGACGATTTGATTCCGCCTTCACACCAGCGCCGACCCCGATGGAGTCGTATTGCAAATCAACCAGCCCGCATTCGCTGACTGCATTGACGGCGCGGCGCGTTGTTTTGCCGGTGTCACGCTCGCCCCATTCCTCAACTGACTTGAGCACCACACCCTTGCGCTTGGCCAGCGCGTTGGTGTCGAGCCCTTCGTCGGCCACGTCAAGCGCTGCCGCCCACATGCCGCTATCGTCAAACCCAAGCTTGATGTGTGCGTCAATGGAAGCCGCAACCCACTCAGCCGGAATAATAACACCTTCAACCGAAGCGGAGTAGTTGCGCTCGACTTCCTGAGCAAAGATATGAAGCAGGCCATCGTCACGCGCCTTGGCCTCGCGCTCGTCGTGCCAAGCTTGCGTCTTCATAGGATGGTCGCGCCAGTCCATCACGAACACGTTGGTGCGGCCCTTTGCTATTGGCTGCCCAGGCTCCCAGTCAGCCCCCGCCTCACGCTTGCGATGAAACACCGTGCCAAGACCATGCACCGACGACAAATCAATCTGCACGCGCGTGTTGTCGGTTAGCGAGGCTTCGATCATCTCGGGATGTTCATAGTGTGCTGACTCATCCTTGAAATAAATCAACTTACGACCGCCACGTCCAATATTGTCGCCTGACTCGCCGGTGATCGTTGCGCCGTTGGCCGGATTAACGAAGCGCATATACGTCGTGTTGTCAGGACCCAAACCAGCGGGAAGAAACTCTGGAGGCAAACCGCGCAGAATCATTCGCATCTTTTCGAATATTGAATCGGCATCACCAAGGCGGTCGATGAGTTGCTCTTTGCGCGAACCCCACCCGATGGCAGAGCCTTCCTTGAATAGCCAGAGCCAGACGCTGAATGCTGCACAGACCCAAGTAGCCCCAAGATCGCGGCTCTTCTCAATGAGACCGTTTTGTTCAGCAGATAAGCAAGCCCAGAGAAAATCAACAAGCTGTTCTTGACGCGGAAATAAAACAAACGGGATGCGAGCCATCGAACCGGAAGCAACGTTGCGCGGGTCGTAAGTATCAACCCAATGCGTTATCCATTCAGTGGGCCGTGTTTTGTAATATTCTAACGCGCCATATTGAAGTTTTGGTTCGGCGCGCATCTGCAAAACGCGACGCTGGCGCCACGCATAGACCTGAACATAGTTAGGCGGCCACTCGGCGGAAGGGGGTGACGTTATCTGTTCGGATAGTGCTGGCATAATCTTCTTGTGCCTGTTGCGGCGTCGCCTTCTCGGCGTCAATCATCACCGTACCGCTCACGTCCATCTGCCCTTTGAACTCAATTGACTGCAATTTTGGATTGGTAAATGGAGCAACGTCGCGAGCGCATTCCTGCGACTTGTCCCGCGCGGCGATGTAATAAGCGGAGACCTTGTTAAATTCTTTCAACGTCTCGGCAAACTCTTGAGCTTGTTCGGGCGGAAGTGAATTGATTTTTTCAATTAACGCAGCGTGTGCCTCGCCAAGCTTCTCTGCTTTGTCTTTCCAGAAAAGCATATTGCCAACCATCACCGACAAACCATCGCAGCCTTGGCGAATCAATTCGTTGGCAAGACTACGCGTTAGTTTGTTGGCTGCGCCTTTGGGGCGCCCGCCTGCGTGTTTTGTTGGTTGGATTGAATTAGCGGACAAGTTATATCTCGTCTAACCTTTTGATTTCTAAAGATGCGCCGCCAAGCGGCGCGGTTTGATCCGCTGCTACACGTATGATCCAATGGCAATCCTACGCCTACGCCGCCATCAAATCCTGCTCAGCCACATCAACGCGCGTCTGCGCGCCAAGCAAGTTCAGCAACACCAAAGCGCGGTCTTCACCGCGCAATTCATGAAAGCTGCCAGTGAAGCCATAAAACGGCCCGGCAACAACTTTGACCTTTTGCCCACTTTTGAATTTGGGAGGAATTGGAATGTTATAAAACCCCTGTGCATCGCAACGCGCTTTGATATCTTCCATCACATTGTTCGCGAGTAAAGCGGGAATTGGTTCATCGTTGCGTTGGCTCATGATCACGCTGCTGATCCCAACCGTTGATGACAACGAGCGCCATGCGCTCTGAACTTGAACAAAAATATATCTCGGAAATAACGGTTGAATATATTCCCAGCGCTTGCCGGCGAAACGCTTGATGGTTTTGAGACGCGGATACCAAACATGAAAACCTTGTCGCTCGGCATTGATCTTCGCTTTAGCTTCCAAGCCGGGTTGTGATATTGCAATCGCCCAGCCCTGCATTAGAAATCCCCAAAAAGGTCCCCTTGCGGGTTTTATAGGTTGGGTTGCCGGCAAAAGGCAAGCGGGAATTAAGGGGGGTTTATAGGGCTTATAGGCTTAGTTTTTGGCCTACCCCCCCCCTATACGTTTTAATTAGAACGTGATTCTTACTATCGACGTCTAATTAAAAAATTCTCGCACGTAGCTTGGGAAATAATAGGTATAAACCCTATAAACCCTAGTTTTGGTTTTCGGGGATAAATCCTTGAGTTGTATAGTGAATTTGCCAAAAACTGCCATCCGAAGTCGTCTTGCCTTGTATAAAACAGCGCCCTTGAATGACCCTGCGGGCATTTTTGCGCAGCCACCAGCTCACCGATTTAGCGTTCCATTCACGTTTGCCGGTCTGCTCAATAAGGGCGCTTCGCAGCTCAATTTTGCTATCGTCGGAGGCCAACACATTCAAATTTGTGCCATCAGAATTAAATTTGAAGCCGTTGAGGTGGCCAATGTCGTTCAACATAACCGGATCGCTGCGGTAGACTTTTTCCCAGCAAGTCAATACATCGGCCAAATCCGTTTTGCGCGGATCATCCTCTAATATCTGTTCGCGTGTGTTGGCTGGATCGGCACGGCCAAGCCAGACCAGCGCTTCGCGCACCCAAGACCAATCCTCAAATGAGCCAACAGGCTTCAATTTAACAGGGCGACCCGCCACATGATATGCTCGCAAAATAGTAAGCGCGGCCACAACAATGGCAGCACGATATTTCTTAATTTCCTTCTGAGGATCAAAGTCAAATTCCCTTTGATCTGGTCTTTCTTGATGAGCATCAAGCTGGCATCTAACCGAACGACGGCTAACATCGCCTGCAAAAACAAGGTTATTGCCGGTTGCCATCACCATAGCTGTACAAGGGAGCAAGCGGCGCTCTGATTGCCCTAAAATGCGGGCTTGCACCACATCGGCAGTCAACATTGAACAAAGGAAATCTCCGCGTACCGGGCGGTCGCAGTTGTCAATAAGGATCACCGGGTCACCCGCGTGTAATACTGTTGACAGCCTCTTTTCGTCCTCCTCCTCGCTTTTGCCTTGCGACATTGAAGGCGGCTTGGTGCCGGTCGCCAGCAACCCTGCCAACTCGGCCAGAATTGACTTGCCTGTGCCAGCTACAGGAGCGTCAAAGCCGTGTAGCGGCACGGTCCTCAAGGATTGGCGGATAAGTGTTGAAAGCATCGATGAAAGCGCAACCGACCGCGAAGCATCGTCGACAAAGGGGAACTTGCGCAATGGGTGGGCGAGGCGCTTAAGAGCTTGCTGGGCCTCGGCCAGGGTAGGATTAGGAGGGATGGGCGGGAAGGCGTCGGGAGCAAAATCCAATAGAAGCCCAGACTGAGCGTGATAGCCGGGCGTTTCAATGATGCTGCCATCAGAGGCAAGCGTAGGTACGGTAACAACGCCGTGCAAATAGGGAAAATGCCATTCACCTTTTGAGGAAATGAGAGTGTCTGCATATTTGAACTCTGGATCACATTTTTTAATATCGCCCTTGGCGTTCATGCGTCCCCATTTTATAACTGATGAAAATTTCTTGAGCAGCCATGTCGGCTCTACCGAATGAAGTACAACCGCATTGGATTCGCGCTTAATTTCGCCCGAACTATCGTCACCAAACTTGACTGGCGTTACTAGCTCACCGCCACGTTGATAAATTTGAACATTGGCCTCAAGTAGTACGCGCTCAATACGCTCTACAATAGGAATAAGATTGCCACCACGCATGATGATTGTGGCGGCCCCACCTAGCGCATCATGCATCCACTCATGGGCTTCATCAAGATCAAGGTTGAGATGCTCCATAATAAGATCAAGCGGCGTGCGACTACCCTCATGCAGGTCGCCTTGATCGTGAACGCCAAAGTCCTTGATGCCTTTTGGATGAATTGAAATGTCCTCTTCAAGAGGACGGCCAAGCGATACCGAGGAAATGCGATAGCCCTGTTCTAAACTGCCCGTAGCTGTGGGGAAAAGCTTAGGCACCCACAAATCAAGCTTACGCATAGCCGCGTCATTTAGCTTTTTGATGCCCGAGGCGACCTTTAGCGGGCTTTTGGGGCGACCTACGGGTGCTGCCGGCTTGGGCTGGGGGATGAACGGCTTAAGTTTGGCCAGAAGGTCAGCGGCATCATAAGGGGCTTGAGGTGATGTGGAAACAACGTGAGAAAAGAACGGCTTGGTTTTGTCCTTGCCGTGCATAAAGCCAGGCAATCGCATAACGCGCGGGAGGTCATGCACACTTGGATCGCTGTTATAATGATGAGCCAGTGCTTTTTGATTAGTAGCAAAGTCCTCAAGCTTGAGGTTGTCGACTAACCAATATGCGTGCCAGCGGCCCTGACTGCTTTCGTTGATTATATGCGGTGGTGGAAGGATGGTGTCTGAAGTAATAGGTTCAAGCGGAGCGCCGTCGAGGTCTATAAAGAGCGCACGTACATGCTCGATATTCTTTTCTTTGCGCCCTTTGAAGTTGGTTTTATTGACCGTTACATAGATGCCGGCATTACGAGCGTTTAGATCGACAAGCGTTTGCCAGTAGTCAGACAGCGAACCGTGAAAAACCTTAGCTAGCGGGTCGTAATGCTTCTTGCCCTTAGTATTTTTCCGGCTGGCTTCCTTGCGCTTGGCGTCTTCATCGAATGTCTGGAAGGTAAATTTGGTGGCCTGCGGGTCAAGCGCTTTGAGGAAGCGTTCGGCTTCAGATTGGTTTGGGGCGGTAAGGGATGGTGTGAGTTCGGGCGCAGGGAGTTTGGGTTTGTTCCATGGCTTGATGTTGTCGGTCATTTATCAACGTCCGCAAGAAGTTCATCCAAGCGAAAGGCGGCAGCTTCATTATCGTCGTCGTCTTTTCGCGCATTTGTTGTTATTTTCCAATCAACCTTGGTCACTCCTTTATGCTGTGCAAATCTCAAACTAGAAATTGCACTACACCCCTCACAATAAAATTGAATTTCCACTCCATGTCGTCGACTGCTAGGGTTGTCCACTGATTTAGGCTTTGGTATGGTATTAGTACAGCGTCCATAACTCCCGACGTTTTCGACTATTGTCACGATAGTGTTTTTATCTTCTTCTCTTTCGTAAACGACTACGCGGTTTTGATGTAAATATTCAAAGCTGCAATGAGGGCACAATAGAGTTAATTCCCCACTGTAGTGCTCGGCATCTAACTTAACATTGTTTTTATAATAAACCTTAGAAGGCTCTGGTGCCGCCGGATCAAAATGCGTTTTGCCATGCGTAAAACCATGGCACTCCTCGCAAAGATGAATCAGGTCTTCGAGGTTTTCGTTGTATAGCCGCGCATAGGTTTTGTGATGTACTGCTGCACCTTCGTTTTTGTTACAGCGCTCGCATGTGCCGCCCGACCGTTCATGAACGGCTTCTTTTTTAAGTCCCCATTCTCTCGAACAATAATATTCGTGACGCTTTGCGTTGGCGGTTGTTCGTTGATTGCTCATTTTGGTTGCCCCTCCTAGCGGGCTGTTAAATGGCGCGTCAGGGTATCCAGCTAGGGACTGGAAATCAGAGCTACTGACTTTTCCCCCGACGCGCGCGGGCCAAAGCCTATAACGGCCTTGGCTTGCAAGCTAGCCGCTATATATAGCGACTTGACTTTGGTGAGGCGCTATTGCCTGCCGACATGGCTGTCCCCAGCGCGCTTGGCTAGCCCTATAGGGCGCCCGGCTAAGGCGGCAAGGGGGCTACTTAGCCTTAAGCGCTTCAAGAACGTGCGAATGAAACGCCGCCGATCTGAAATAGTCAGACGCAAGCAGCCAGTCGCGTTTGTCTACTGCATCACGCGCGCACTTAAGCCAATAGCGCTGCCATTTATGATGTTCTTTGATGGTCATTCCTTTGACTTTCATTCCGCCGCCTCCTCTACTTCCCGTTCAAACCTGCGTGCTACCACGCGAAAGTATTTGCCGTCGGGCTGTACTTGGATCAAAGCAGCTGGTTTTATTTCTTTTATCCTTTGCAGCGCTTCGTCTGTCGTTTTAGGAATTGGTTTGGCTGCATTTCTAAGCCACCAATACTCGGCCTTGGAGCGCATCATACCTTGATGTTGAAACCCTAGCCACTCACGATGCGTGGTAAACCCGCAAGCGTACTCCACTCTTAGTG